TTCTTTTTTCGAATTGTTCTTTTAACAATTTAGAACCCAATTGTACTATGAATGAATCTTGTGATGTTAATCCATTACTACCTACGGGGTCTTTTTGAAGTAAAATATTTACTGAACGATATACTGATGGTACAAATGTAGGATATTGTTGTGCTCTTTGACCTTTACCTAAGATTTCATCTAAACTTACATACTGACCACCATCGATAAGTGCTGGTGGGTCAAATAAATTTAAGGGTTGCCAAGCAGGTGAAATACCAGGGAAACCAATCTGAGCGGCTTTTGGTGCGTCATCAATTAATCTTGCATCACTAAAATCATATTCACCTTCATTAGAATTTGTATTTTGTAATGTACTTGGGTCCCTAACTTGTTTGTAACCACCAGATGCCCCGTATTGATTTAAAGGGTATGCCTTGGTTGCAAATATTGGGTTGTCAATTAATGTATCGTCAGAATCTGTGGGTGTTAAATCCCTTTGAATGGTTTCGTAGTTTATTGGGGGGGAAGCCTTAGTGGGTGATTTTACATAAGGCACGAGGTTTCTAACAATAAGTTTTTTTCTAAAAACCTCTGAGCTTGCAAAATCTAAAGGACTAGCCATTTTGTGTTTTTAAATAAATAGAAACTTGATTGTTTTTTATCTATTAAGGGCTTTTATTTCAACAGCAGCTCTTTCTCTTATGATTTGATGTAACAAGTTTTGAAATTCTCTATCTCTGAACAGCGCCTGAACTTGTTTAGGGTCAACACCAGGAGTTTGAACATTTACGCTTATTGTTCCATCTAAATTAAAATCTCCATTTATTGTTTGTGTTTTTTCACTAACTGTTGTCAAACTTCTTATGGCATCTGTCAATTGTTTATACCCTACTCCTACAGCAGATAAACTTTCTTTTGGCATATTTGTCCCAAGTTCTGACAAAAATCTTTTCATAATTTCAGCGCTCTTTGCAGGAATATCTTTCTGTTTTGCTAACTCATTAAGAGCTTTTTCAATTTGTGCAGGGTCTCTTGTAGTAATTGCGTCTAATACAACTTGTCTAACACTGTTTCCAACTCCCTCGAACATTGTTCTCATATCTCCTTGGGATGGTACCGCTTTGTTCATACTTGTTGAAAAATCATCATATGCTGTTCCCAAATCCTCAAAAACTCTCCTAAATCCAGTCTGACCAGCTGCACCATATAAAAAATAATTTTTAATTGCTGCAGTATCATTAGCCATTTTTTCGGAAACTCTAAATTGACTTCTTTGAATTTCTTCAATCGTCTTAGGTTCTTGTTCTTGTTGTTCTATTAACTTACTAAACTGTTGGGAGGTCAATTCCGAAAGTTTTACATCTATTTCACCTTTTTGTTCATCAAATATTCTAACAACATAGTCACCATCTTTTTTCTTTGCTATGTTGGCAATCATCATTTTATCTTCTTCACTAGCATCAATACTAAAATTGATGTCCGATAATCTTGTGTCTAATTCCAAAGCTGCTAAAGCAGTCTTTTTTAAATTTTCAGCACTCAGACCAGTTTGTTTTTCAACCTCTCTCAACATTCTTATTCCATACGGATTAATTTCAAACCTTTGTGTTTCTTTGTCAAATTGTGCGTATGTCTTGGCTAAATCAATGACACTGTCTTGTAATTTTCCTGGGTCATTGATAGATGCATCCATCAAGGCAAACGGGTCGACCAATGTACCCATAGTCACACCTAATCTTTGGAATGCCGATGCCAACTCAATAGCTCCTTCAGGGTCCATAGCCTTCTCAGCTAACTGAGCAGTTTGATTCATATCAAAACGTAACATAGATGCTTGTGCTGCCATTTTTGTCAGACCCATAACACCATCTTGGAAATTGAATCGGTTCATATATCCCATATTATCAGTTACGTCACCCATAATTTTTTTTGCATTCAGTCCCATACTTTGAATGTACTGAATGGACTCGGCAGTTATTTCTCCGATGTTTTCGATACTATTGCCTACTTCTACAAAATCTTGTACCAAGTCGTCCGCAAATTGACCTAACAGTTTTGCAGTTGCATATATCTCTTGAACGGTTTGAGATGTTTCTACAACATTCCGTCTTGAGGCAACTGCAATATTAGAAATTGTTTCTTGAGTCGCAGTTAAATCTCCACCCAATCTTGTAATACCAGCAACTGAATCCGATAGTGCTGTGGAGAATTCCAACACTCTTGTTCTCGATTCCAAAAAACCATTATTAATATCTTTAATTCCCTGAGTTAGATTGTCAAAGGCTCCGACAAGACCTTCGTCTTTTAATCCGGATTTGAGTTTTTCAATTGCCCCCAAGAAACCACCAATGTTTTCTTCTGCCATATTAGTTTTTTAGATAAATAGATTATTGGTCACTTTTATTGTGGTTTGTTTTCGTCCACCCACTTATCCAAAAGATATTTTCTAAAATATATTGGCATAGTCTGAAACTCAGACCAACTAACTCCAACCAACTTGGACAGATAGTAAAATTCGTCTAATTGTGTTTTTCTATACTCAGAAGAAAGGGCGAAAAAACTCGACCCCAAACCCTACGTTAACCGTAAGTTTTTCTCCTGATGGGGCTATAATAACCCTAGACATATCGAGCCTAGGTTCGTTATCATTCATAAATTTACTTATGAATTTCGAGTCAGCAATTGGCATTGTCTCAACAAATTTTGCAATTTCTCCTTTATCAGAATTTTCACCAATTTTTTGGATTTCTTTCTGTAGACGAAGTGTTCTTCTTGGTGCCACACGACCTTGAGGGTATGATTGTATTTGTCTACTCAAATCCATAGTTTCACCGTAACTTAATGGTTTAAGTTTAACTGTAGTCTGAGATACAGGTAGTGTAACAGTAAATGTTCCATCTTCAGAAGGTGTTTGACCTCTTTTTATATTAATCTCGTCAAGTCTAACGTTTGTTTTGAAGTCTCTGTCGGTTTTAGGGTCCTTGAGGTTTAATTCTAGTTCTGGTCCAAAAGCTGTATTTCTCAAAAAGATAAGGATTGACTCTACATCACCTTCAAGCAATTCTTCAGGTCTCACACCTGGTTCAAATACTTTTGCTCTCAGTAAATTCAGAGTCATATCTTGACCCCCAGCTAACAAAATGTTTTCATCAGATGCTGTCAAGTAACCCACTTTGATTGAGTCTTTTTTATTTTTGTAAAACATACCCCCACTTGGAAGTGTTACCACATCGTGTGGTAGAGTAAAATTCATTTGTCCGTAATCTTCAACTTTATTTTCCATAATAAAAAACCGTAGGGATTGGCCCTACGGTTAAATATAACGTCTTAAAAAAATTAATAAAGATTAATAAACAAGAACACAGCGGTCCATTCTGAGTGTTGCTGTGATTGTTGCTAAAGCATCCTGACTGTAACTTAATTGGTTGAAGTTTACGTCTGTTAAGAATGTTCCGTAAAGAATCCACTTTTCAACAACAACACCAGTTGGGTCTAACATTTCGAGGTCCACGTCTTTTTTGTATCCTGCAGCATATCCCATACGACCTGTTACAGATTCGGCGTGTAGACGAACCCACTCCATAAGAGCTTGAGATGCAGATGGACCAATTGGGTCTCGGAACGTTACATTAATCGTTTGCCAATTAAATCTACCCGCAACAAATGTTGATGTGTTTAGGAATTGTATTTCAGTAGCGCCAATCATAATGTGAGGTCTTGAGGTGCTTTCTACAAACCATTCGTTAATTCCTAAAGAGGAAGGAAACCTTAGAATAAAACGATTCTGACGTTTAGGTTCGTAAGGTATGGGCATTTTCATTAATAAATCAGCCATTGTATAAAATTTTTTTCTTTAACGTTTTTATTTTCTTATAAATATAACTTTTTTGAAAATATTTCTCTTGACTTAATAGTTTCAAAATATTACTATTGCTAGTACCAGTTCCAGTTTAGTTATTTATTTCTAGTTTATTTTAATTAATTACTTAACTAGTTAGTATTTCTTCTTTATTCCTCCAGCAGTAGAATAAGTTTGCACATTTTCTTTGTCTTTGAAATGTGTTTTCATTGCTTCGAGATTTTTTAAGTCATCATCAGAAAAACCTATTTGGGGTTCTGCAGGAATAAACTTGTTGGCAATGTCTTTCTTTAATACCGCTTTTCCTTTTAAAAGTGAAGCCATACTTTTTACATAATAGATAAAGTTTTCCATTGCTTTTACTTTAGCAATTTCAGGGTTTGAAGCTCCTATAGTGTCACCAAAACTCACAGGGTTATATCTATTCAGTTCTAGATAAGACCTAATTAGTTGGTCATCTGTCATTTCTTCTTCACCTACAAAATCTCGGTATTTTTTTAGGTTTTTAATTAAAGTGTTCTTATTGATACCTTCGAAATTATTGATAATGTAATTATAAACCCCTTCTTTCAAAGTGTCGGGTCGATGACCCCTTGCCGTGATGATAGCAAAAATTGACCCGTTATTAATTGCCTCAACAAAGTCGTCCCACGCAGGACCTGTTTTTGCCCTCATAGCATCGACCAAAAAATCATCATCTCCATCAACTCTAAAGTTTCGGAACGGGTTTTCTGCATAACCCACAATTGTGTCACCATTGTAGTCAAAATTATCTTTTCCGATTTTTTCTCGATAAAGAGCGAAATCTTCTGTAGTCATCGGTACCTCTTCACCATTTTCATTTTCCAAAATAATTTTGGTTGGCATATGAACAATATTATCATCCCAATCAAAAGCATAATACTTTAAATCTGGTGTACCTTGTTTTGTTATACCCTCTTTAAATTCTTTTTTCATATAAAGGCAAAAAGTGGGGTTTTATCCCCACTTTATAATTTTTATTTATTAAATGTTCTCAAAAGATGCTCCTGTTGGAGTAATCAAGAACTCAATGTCAATAAATTCAAGTGCTTTAGTTGGTTTCAAGTAAATCTTACCTGTCAATGTATTTCTATCCAAATCCTCAGGTGAAGAACTTACTGTCACACGGAAGTCATATAAACCCCTGTCTCTTCTAATTGAGTCGAGAATCGGGTTTACAGAATCCAAAAACTGTTGTCTTACAATTTCATCGTTCTGTTCAAACAATAATCTTACCGCCACAGCTGAAATTAGTTTACGTGCTTGTAACAACAATCTTCTAACATTCAATCTGTTTAGTGCCGAATCAGCAACCTGAAGAGTTTTGTTACCAAAAATAACCGTACCAACATCAGAGAATGTTGCAATTGGGTTGATACGTCCCTGATAAAGAGTATCTCTATCTTCTTGAGTTAGTTTCAATCTTGCTTTAACAGAGTTGACTAAACCTCTTGTGTAACCCGCAGTTGCAAACCAAGGAAAAGAAATGTTGTCAGTTAGTGCCAAGTTTCTACAAACTTCACCTGTTGGTGGTAAGTAGATTTGAGTATTATTTACTGTGTCTCTGACCAAAATCCAAGGGTAAAAAGTTGCAGTGTAAGACGAATCAATTCCTGTTCCGTCCAAATTATCGACTGACTCTTGTGGGTAGATTATTTCATACTGACTACCTCCGTCAGGAGTATACATATTGTAGTCAGGTGTTGTCACAATATAAACTGAATCTGCTCTTTGTTGTTCAACAAGACCAATCGCAGCTTCACACAAGTTAGAGTTGTTTACATAATCAATACTTGCTGTTGCAAACAAATTGATGTTCGTTGATTCAGGATTATCAAATGTTAACATACCTAACAAGTAAGCGTAGTAGTCAGAATTTGCAAAGTCTTGGGTGTTGTTTGCTACCACAATTCTTTTGAATGTACCGTCACCTGTTGCGTTAGGGTATCTTACTGATGGGTAAGCTCCTTGTAAGTAACCTGAAGCACCAAGTGCAAATCTATCCTGATTTGTTCTAAACTCTCTATATGCATCCCATCCGTCAAAACCTCCTTGAAAACAGAAAGTAAACTTTCTTGAGAATAAGAAATAATAAGGGTTATCTTGAGTGTCAGGGTCGTCTGTAAAATCAGCAACTCCACAAATAAATGCAGACTGACCACTTGTTACATAACCATCAGAGATTGTAACAACAGTTGCCCCTGAATCCATATGAAATCCCTGAGTTAAATAATTCCAAGGAGCGGATTCGGTAGCTAAATACCAATTTGTAACCGGATTTTGTTTACCTTTGTATTGTAACAAGTCAGAGTCGATACCTAATGAACTCGACATTCCCAAATAAGTTCTTCTTACAACATCACCCGATGAAGTTGTTATATTTGAACCACCAGCAGTTGTACCAAACGGAGGGTCAAAAACAGTTTCACCTGGGAAAAAATATTTGTTTTTAATTATTGGAAAAGGGGAAGGGTTTGTAGCGGTTTCATAAACACGTGACTCCAATCCGTAGAATCCACACGGAAGTGCGTCAACGGGTGCTTCATCAGCCATCTCAATCATAATGAATGTTGAATTTAAAGGAAATTCACCATTTGAAGAACCAATCTTTTTACCAACAAAACTGTTAGAAAATGGGTCCATAGTACAATTAGTATATTTTTCGTAAACAACAGGATTTGCATCTGTGTCAAAGAAATCTCTAACCAAAACATCGAAAGTCATATTTCCAAACGAAATATTTTGAATAGAAATTTTAATTTCAGTATTAGCAGAATCTCCATCAGAAATTGAAAAAAATCTGAAAAGTTTGTAAACTTGATTACCTCTTAATTCAGAAACAACATAAGGAGTTTTTGGAGTTTGGTACTTTTCCAAATACCAAGCTATAGAAGTTGTTGATGATGTGTCCCTCGCTTCAGGTAACGCTACTAAATCACAGTTTAAACCACGAATGTAACCTTTATTGTATCCATAATTTAACAATCCTGGATAAGATTCCTCAACAAACAAAGGTGTTGTAAATCTAGATTTACCAAAATTTGTAAGACCTAATACTTTTGTAATGTAGTTAGTGTCGTTAGATTGGAATGAGCAATCAAATGTAAAACCAGAACCTTGATAAGTTACACCACTAATTTGGAATGGAGCGAATGGTGATTGAGTAACACCTGAGTACGCTCCCGAACAGTTCATAACAACATCAGTCAATCCAGTAACTTGATAGTTCATACCGTGGTCATTTGAATCGTAAATGGAAATACCTCTCGAACGTAGAGTTCCAACTACTAAATTATTATAGTCAGTAAAAGCGGTTCCACTGAGTGTGTAAACACTTCCTGAAACTGTACCTGTAAAAGTACCCGAAGCACCTGTAATATAGTTAGTGACTGCATAGTTCCAAGAATATCCTGAGTAATCATTGTTTGTATAGTTGTTGAAAGTTGCGTAATACCAAGGGTCATTATTACCATCGGTCAACTCAGCATCATCAATATTTAAATTATCACAACCGAATACATTACTTAATGTTGTGTAAGTTCCGTCTAAGTTTGCGTAACCCGATGAGGATACACTACCATAAACGTTTACAGTACTAGCAGAAAGTGATGTGTTACCTGATATTGATTGTATAAATGTTAAGAAATCTGAAGAATAAGTTGATGTTGAACCATCATTCAATGTGTATTGAATGTTCAAATCATTATTTACCAAAGTAGGTAATGCACTTGTAAACGAAATTGAAGTACCTACT